CAACGCCTTTCGGAATATCGGCAGAGGTCTTGGCGTTGTCCAGCAGTTCCTTGGTGCGCGCGTAGTGCCTCAATCGCATAATTTCCATTGCTGTGCCGTTTGGGTCGTCCTTAATCTCACGGACAGCCGCAGATGGCAGGCAGCCAAATTCTTCGCACACGCGTGACACCATCCATTCAAAAGGCACATGCTCATTGTCGCCCTCCAAGAACTTATGAAGGGCGATCAGGCGTTTTTTGCGTCTTTATCCTCATTGAGTTTCAAGATTTCCGCATACGCCCAGGCAGCCGTCGTTTCATCAAGGCCGTCAATATTTTCCTTGTTAACATCGTCCTCATATGACCACTTAACAATGCCCGCGTTCAAAACATACGCGCGGTCATAACTCTCAACATTGTCAGGCGGCGGTATTGCCGATGAACGCAGCGCCTTGATCATTTCTGCACCCATGCGTTTGATGCGCGCGAAAGAGGCGTCAGAAGCTAAGTCCGACGCCTCATCCAGCTGCCGCCATGACAGCTTGCGAAACAACATCCACTCGCCAGGCTCATGCGGGATATCAACCTGTTTGGTGATGCTCTTTACAATCATTGATTAAGCCTCCTGGATTTCGCCTGTGGGCTGCAGCGTTGAAACATAGCGGGTCATCTCGCCAACCTTGGCAAGCCGCTCATAGCGCCGCACAATCGCGTTAAATGTGCTCGTCTTTGTGCCGCCCCATGTGATAACGATGGCGACGGTCGTGCCGAGCGTGTTCAGCTTGGCATCAGGTCCGGTCGATGCCGTGTCGTCATAAAAACCGCCAACAGTGATGGGATCGCCGCGTTTGACGCCAGTCGAAACGTGCTGTTCCCATTCGTCGCCAAACGCTGTCGCCTCTTCAGTAGCGACCTCGATGCCCAATGTCACATCGTCAATGATGTGGGCTTTCATGGATGTCGTTGCAACGGTCAGATCAAGGTCTTTTGAGCTATACTTTGCCATGTTCTACTCCTTTCAAAGCCTGACCACGCCGACCAAGAAGGTCGCTGACGGGTCTGTGCTTGTGCCGGTAAATTCCCACGCAACCGCTAAATATTGCGGGATGGTTCCTGTTTTGATTTTCATTTCAGCCGCAGGTGCGGTCGTGACCGCTGTGAACGTATCAAGATCGGACCATGTTACGCCATCGGTTGATGACCTGACTTTAACGGTCAGATTGTCCGCGCCATCAAGATCAAGCGCCGTGACCTGCAGGTACAGGTCTGCGCCATTGATAGAGGCCGCGTCATTGTCAATCGGCGCTGATTCGGTGTCGCCGTCAGCATCCTGGTCTGACAGTGCCAACAGCAGCTTGCCATCTTCGGACTTGCCGCTGACAACATACGTGACATTGACCTTGTGCAGTTCCTTAGCACTTGCGATGCGGTCAAGCCGTGTTTCAAGTGCACCGGACAGTCCGACAAAAGCCTTGCCTGCGGTGTTGCCCTCAATACCAAAACAGACAACGCGCTTGTTTCCTTCTTTGCTGCTGAACGCCTCATTGACTGACAGCGATGCGTCATCATAAAAGCCGCTCTGGCTAATTTCCGCGCGTTGCAAACCGACATACTCATGCTCTTCCCAACTGTCGCCAAGACCGGTTGTCTCTTCTGTCAGCGCCTCGGCGGCATGTGTCAAATCGGTCATCGCGCCAAGAACGTTGTATCCGTCAATCAACAGGACGGTGTCTTTCGAACTGTATCTCATGCCCTCACTCCTTTACCCAAACGTAAAATCCTCGACGTCCTTCACATCGAGGACGGCGCTGAAGCCGATATAAGCCTGACCAGCCCATTGCAAGATGACCGGGACGGTCGGGTCCTGACCTTTGAGCGATGACAGCGCCACAGTGCCGCCAATAGTCTGGTCTGCGTCAAACTTATCCACAGTCGCAAACCACATCGCGGTCGCCAGCATGGACGCCTCTGGATCGTCTTTGGTAGCATCCGCGACAAGCATCTGCACCGTCACGCGCATACCCTGGTCACGCGAGCCGAACCCAAGCACCCGCTCCGGCTCGGACAACGTATTGATCACACAGGGCAGGTCAGGCACACTATATGATTGCGACGGCCCGCCCCAATATGCAGCCTTGACCTTTGCGGACGATGGCGAGGTGACGGCGATTGACTTTTCCAATGTCTCGAGCGCTGTCCAAAAATTTATGAAGTTCATCCGCGCCACCTCTTTTCCATCTGTTTCGCAATGTGCTCAAGTCGATTTGGCACGATGTCGCTGATAAGCTTGTCCCATGTTTTTGATATAAAATGCTTACCGCGCGCACCGGACCGCCTAATGTTCCCTTGTATTCGGTATAATGTGGCGCGCTCTTCACCTTTGAGTCTGTGGATATCTGTGTTGCGCACATAAAGCGTGCCATCAAACCAGCGATAAATAGCCTTGATTGGTACATACTCGCCAAACGATCTGCCCTCTTCGATTGATCTTGCACGATTCTCTGGCATAACCGAATATACTCTGGCTTCAAGCGGCTTCACTTCATAGCGCATGGACTTGGGCGCATAGTCAGTGCTTCGGGATGCAATTTCTGGTTTCAAATATTGTTTCGCCAGGCCGTATCCATATGTAGCCATTGACTTAATCGTCGCCTGCATGGCTTCTTCGGCATATTCTGGATTGATGCGTTTCAATATGTTCGCAATGGCCTGCTTGTCGATATTTACGCCAATCATACGTAACTCACTCGCCTGTAGCGGTCTGTCAATTGCCGGATAATGCTCATGGCGTCGTCGGACGTCTCAATCGAGTCGCCAAGTTCTGATATCCTGCGTGTCGCTCTGGGTGACTCAATGCGCAGGATGGCCGCCAGATGGATTGTTGCGCGCTGAACCGCATCAGGCACCGCGGGCCAGCCATGTATGCCGGTAACCCGCACCTGCGTGTCTGCCGGAAAAACACTGCTGCGCAGTTTGATTGCGCTAAAAGGACGCGGCTCCGGCTGTTTGTCGGCATTAAGCGGCAGTAGCGTATAGTCGGTCAGCGCATCAAAGCTGTCGCCAGATTCCAGCGCTACCTCGGTAATGGCAACAACATCCTCGATATATAGCGTCGTGATGGCGCTGTCAGGCATATACAAGCGCGTTGTGTCGGACAGGTCCTTGTTAAAATACCGGCCCAGCTTGCCGTCAAGGTAGCGCGATATGGCAAGCAGGTCGGTAATAATTAGCGAATCAGCCGCCGTATCGGTCTTGCCAGTCAAGGCACGATACTGCTCAACCGTCGCATATGCGTCTGATATCATAGCGTGCCTCCTTAGCCTGACGGACCAGCAACAATAATGTCAAAATCGCCAACATTAGCGGATCCGCCGCCGGTTATCTTGATCTCAATGCGCTCCTGCGCGATATATATATCGGACAGCAGAACGTCGCCCGCGGTGTCATTGGCAACGCCGGCCTGTGTGTGTGTCGGCATTTTCGGCGCAACAGTCACGGTCGAATTAACATCGTTTTGTGACCAGATATCAATGCCGGAATCCTCGCCGGTAACGGCAAAATCAACGCCTGCATCATAATCGGTTTTGGTGTATGTGATGCTGACAATCTTGCCGGTGATCTCGCCGGTGTAAACAGTCGCTGAACCATCTGCCGCTGTCGTTACTGTCTTGTGGTATCTTTTGACGTATGACATAAAATCACCCTTTCAAATAGGGCGGCCACCGCTGACCGCCCTATGTCATCAAACGTCAGACAGTGCGACGCCGTTGATGTTGAGCGCAACCGCCCAGGCCGTAGCTGATGCGTAAACCAGTACCAGCGCTTCATCTGCCGCATTGAATGTGGCGGTGTTGTTTGTACCGTCAAGCGTAACGCCATCAGCGGCCGTCACAACTACAGTGCCTGGTGTCAGCGACGCGATGCGGATAATGGCCACAGCGCCTGGCGTGGGTGCGGCCAGCGTCAGGTCGGCAATGCCCGAACCGCCTGTGACAAGGGTCAGTCCATTGACTTGGCACGCCTTTTTACCGGCAGAGCCATCAATTGTCAGCGGTGCAATTCCCAGCAGGTTTTTCAGGGCGGTTGTCTTATCAACGCCGCCCAGCTTAAGCACGCCGCCGGACTCAATATCAATTGAACCGCCGGACGCAACAACAAAATCATCTCCGCCGTTTTTACGGTAGGTTTTAGGCTCATAACTCATTTTTTATCTCCTTTGCTGCGAGGCATTAACCTCTAGTGCGCTGCACTTTGGATGGCGTCAATTAAGCGGCTCCGGGCGATGCAAAAAACGCGCTCTTGTAAACAGTCGCACCGTTCACGGTCGGCCTGGTGCGGGCTTTGGATAATATTGCGATAATGCCGTCAATAACAACATTCGCCGTGGATTTGACAACCTGCGCCTCAATATAGCGCTCCTGCGGTTTGTTGATAGTAATAGCGATTGCTTTGTTGCTCAGCGCAATAGTTGTACCATCGGATACAATCTCGCCGCTGGTCGCCGTGGACACAGCCATGCCGGCAGTGCTGTTGGCGTCGTCCTGTGCAATCTGGAATGTTACTTTAGCGGTATTGGTGACCGTGCCTAAAAGCAGGACAAAAGTCACCTCATCAAAGCCGTCCATATCAACTATGGTCGCCTTGGTCGTGCCTGTGCTTGCTGCGGCAACCGCATTGGACACGCGGCGAATTTCGACATCTGTCAAAAGGTTTCCCATGTATATCTCCCTTCACGCGCTCGATTGGCGCTAATTTCATGGCGTTTTCCTGCGGCCTGATCATGGCCGACTCAAGCCCGGAGCCATAAAAGACTCCGGGCTTACGGATTATCATTACGCCATCGCGATATGCTTGATCGGGTGTGTGCCGGCGTCAAGCAGCAGACTGTCATGGCGCGAGAACATCAGGAAACCGACCTGCAGATATTCGGCGTAGCGTTCGGTCAGGCGCAGAAGCGTCATGCCGCCAACGTCGCGGATATGGAACTTGGAGAAGTCTCCGAAGTACACAGGAATGGCAGTCGTTGCGGGCGTCGGGATGTTCATGTCCACAGCGAAGCGATGGCCTAAAATGGTGTCTGGCTCGCGCACAGCAACGCCTGGCACCCACAGCGGACGGCCTTCGCCATCTTTCAGCTTCTTAATGCCTTTCAGCGCGCCATCGGCAAGCAGCCACTCACCGACCATGCGGTAGGCAGGATTGACTGAGTGCTCAAGGTCAACCAGCTCGGTATAGGTGATGTCCACATCGTCTGCAGCGGTCACGCCAAGTGTTGAGGCATGAGCCAACCCTTCAGGCTTGCTGTTCGCGTCGCCGGTGATGAAATGTGCGCCGGTAGCACGGCCGATGCGCTCACCCAGTTTTCCGGCAATCCAGTCCTCAATATTGGCGACAGATGAATCGCGTAGGAACTCAATGCTGGCCCGGATGACTTTTGATGTGTAGGTGTAAGCATGTAAGGTCTTGCTGCCAAACACAAAATCAACTTCAGCAGCATCGTTAGCCTCGGCCAGAATAGCGCCTGAATTACTGGTGTCGTTACAGGTCGGCATAATCAGGTCATTGCCGCCATTGGTGCGGATGATGGTCGCGCGGGTGTTGCGGATGCCAGCATAAGGCAGCATGGCGGACTCGATTTTCTTCACAAGCTCGTCAGCAACCAAGTATCCGCCGGATGCGTCCGGAACGGTCATGGCGGCGCGCTCTTCGATCTGCCCGCGATTGGCAGCAAGGACGCTGCGCTGGTCACTGGACAGGCCGTTCATACCACGGCTCATCCATTTGCCGAACACCTCGCGATACTGGTCGGCACTGTGTTCCGGCGTATCGGCTTGCGGCTCTGTTGCACGGCCTGCAGACTGGCGCAGTTCAGATTCCATGTCAGCCTGGCGCTCCATGCGCTCGTACTGGGTTTTCAAGCCGTCAGCATCAGCGTGCAGCTTTTCCCATTGGGTGTTTTCTTCAGCAGACAGGTTGCGGCTCTCACCTTCTGCTTTTTTGAGCAGCTCACCGGCCTGATTGATCAGATTCGCGCGCTTTTCGCGCAATTCTTTGATGGTCATGTTGTTACCCCTTTCATTTTAAAAAAATGCCTTTGTTATGTCTGCCCGATGAGCAGTAAAAACCGCCCTATGAGCGGTCTTTCTCGACTTGTAATTGCTGTTTTTTTCGAAGTTCCAGTGGCACTTGTGACAGCTTCTTCCGCTGTTCCTTAACCAATTCTTTCGACCGCACGCTGGCGGTTGTCTGGATATAAGCAGGATTGGTCACAGGCCCGACCTCGTACAGCGTCAGGTCGGTTATATCGCGGTACATGATGCCTTTATCGTCCTGGCTCCATGCGTCATGTGCGACATCAAATGCAAAGCTGGACCCGCGCACGTTCTTGCGCTGCAGGTTAATCTTGAGGTCGTTGCCGTAGGTAGTGGGCGGGATGGGCGAGTCATATTCCAGGCCGTTGTCAGTCTCGCGCAGGACAAGTGCAGGGTCGGAGTCAAGTGTTGACAAGACATAGTCCGGGTCATGGTTAAAAAATGACTTAACGGTCTCGGCGTTCTTTACGGCGCCTTTACTGATACGTTCCATGTATCCAGGCCACAACTCTGTCCACTGGTCATACACGATGCCAAGCCCGGACACGCGCGTCTCTTCGCCTTCAGCGGCCCTTATCTCGGTTAAAAATGCTCTCTGTTCCATAATAACCTCACATGGATGGCACGATGCTGCATCTGCAGCCGGCGTGCAATGGAGGGCCGCCAATATTGCTTTCAGCGACCAGTGCTGTTGTGCCTGCCGGCGAAACGGATTCGCCAGGCGCAAGAAAATATTCTTTTGTGCCGACCGTCTTGCCGTTCAGTTCTTTGCAGATCGGACACGCGCTTGCGTTTGCGCGCCAGACAAGATACGACACACCGACAGCGGCCCACACGTAACGGGCAACACCACTCTCAATGCGCACGGCCTCATCTTCAGCGACCTTGTTCGGGCGCTTTTCTCCCCATTCGTCGGCTCGCGTGTCAAGCGCTTCAGCAACATCTTCGGCCGGTATCTCATTCAGCAGCGCAAGGATTTGCCCGCGCGAGCTTCCAGCTTCACGGCGCGCCATATTCGCGGTGTATTCATCGACAAACTTGGTGATATCCTGCTCTTCAGCGTCAACTTCTTCGGCCGCGGTCGTGCTGATCACAGACGCAAGCGCGCCTATGTGTGGCCGCATGGTCTGTGCAATGTATTTTTCCTGTGTCGGATAAAATTCCTCGACCCAGCGTTTCATGGCAATAACCGGCTCTTCGCGTTTTTTCAAAATTGACGCGACGGCCTTTTTCAGTGCCTCGGTGTCACGCTTGACATACCGCCGCACGCCATCCTCAAGGGCCGTCAGGTGTGCCTCACGCAGTTTCACGCGCAGGTCGGCGGCTTGCCGGTACTTGTTGCGGTGTTCTGGTGGCTGTGCGCTCCTGACTGGTTCCGGCTGTTTTTGCAAGGTTGCTACAGGCGCCATGTTCCACGGCATGTAATAATCCTTGCCCAACCCGTCAGGGATGGGGTTGCGTTCCTGTAGTTCTCGCCATTCATCCGCGCTCAAGACGCCATTTCTGCGTTCAATTTCAAATATCTCGGCCTGCATTTTCGGGTCGCCGCGCTGTAATTCTTCGATTGAATATTTGACATAATATTTGCCGCGCTCTTCCGGTGAGAACAGGTCATAATTCAATACATCTTCTTCACGCTCCAACCAGGGCAGGATTGTAAACTTGGCAAAAGCAGTCAAGAACTGTACCACGCCGGTGCCCCATGTCGTTGCCTTGGCAAAATGCTGAAGGAAGATCGGATTGATCATCAGGATTCTGGCGACTTCCTCGATCTGTGTGTCTCTGGTCTGCAAAAACTGCGCTTCTTCAGGCGGGATGGTGATCGGTTTGAAGTCCATGCCTCCCCATAAAACAGCTGTGCGCTGGGCACGGGTCAGGCCTGAGTGCATCTGGTTCCATGTTTCTCGCAATTGTGCACGGTCTTTTTCGTCAGGGTTACCAGGGTGTGTCAGGACGCCTGACGGACGCCCGGAATTACCAAAAAATGTAGATCCATACTCGTTGGCGGCAATCGTAAGTCCTAAGCTGTCACGATGTACTTTAACCACGTTGTATCCCTGCAGGCCGTCATATCCCAGGCCCGGCACATGCAGCACACGACTGGAATCCAGATATATTTTTTCGTTTTTAACGATTGTCCAATAGACTTTTTTGCCGCTTTGATACTCGACGCCAGTGCGGTCTGGAAGAAGCGGCCAAAGCGCGACAATCTTGCCGGCGTTGTTATACTCTATCTCCGCATAGCTGTTGCCCCACGTGAGGCAGTGTGCTGTCCTGATTTCGCGGAACGTAAACGGCGTCATGACCGGATTCGGCCTGGTCTGAAGCAGGTCGTAAATCGGATGATCAACAGCCAGTTTCCTGCCTGTTGCGGTGCGCTCGTAGGTTTTGCACGGCAGGCCGGCAATAGTCTGTGATATGGTTCTGACGCCTGCCCAAAATGCCGTTATGCCCAGCGCTTTGTCAGGATTGACATCTACACCGGAAGGTGTTGACATGCCGTCGCCGAGAATAGCCGACAGGTTGGTGGCTGTAAGCTTAAAAGACGGATTTTCCGCTCGGCTCCGGCTTTCCATTTTGCTGATAATGCCCATCAATCAACCCTCCTTGTCCCCAGCCAGACCAGGACAGCGCCTGTCACGGCAAGCCCGGCCGGTACATAGGCAAGGCATAGTCCGATGCAAACCAAAACGACACCCAGATATACATGAGCGTCGCGCATGTCAAATAAGTCTTTTATTTTTTTCATAGCATAAACAACCCCGCCTCCTGTTTCTGTCCGGCACCTGACGTGATGGCGTCCGTTCGCGCCTCCCACGACAACACAGCGGCCATGGCGAGGTCAATTTTTTTCGGTGAATCGGCGCGCTCTTTCCTGATCAGCCAGAGCGGTCTGCCATCTTCGTCGCGCTGAGGCAGGTCGTGCCGGTGTGCGTTGGCAATATGCCGGGTCAGGTCAGGATCGCCATCGTGCGACAAGGACCTGCTTGTGATGGCCGTGTTGTAATTTTCCAGAGCATAGGACATTTGTTTGCGGCGGTTCGTCCACCATTCCATGACCTTGTCCTCGCCGTGCCGGCCGGCCCATTTAGCAAGCCACGACTGCCAATACGGCGGGTCAGCATACATGCGCCATACCTTGTATCGGTCAAAAGTCGCGGCAACCGCGTCATCAACCTCATCGGCCGGAACTTGCCAGTCGTCAATGCCATATGGCTTTTCCCACACGCCGACAACCCATTGGAAACCCGTCTCAACATGTGTTGCCACCAGTCCGGTCGAATCGTCGAATTGCGCGCCGTCAAAGCCAAGTGTGATCATGTCGCCGTTTTGCACAGGGCTTTCGGTTTTTAGCGTGTCCCATGACACAGGATCAAACGCTTTGTGCTCAGCCATAACCAGGCGATTGCACCAGACGCGCTCCCAAAAAGAACGGTCCGTTGTCGGGTCGCGCCACATCTCCACAATGGCGTCAATATCTCGCCATGCCGCAGCTGCGCCGGATGCCTCTAAGACAGCAGCTCGTGCACCTTTTTCTGTTGTCAGGTCGTGCTCGTCGGATGCTTGGCGGTGAAAGTAGAACAAGCCGGCATCCTTGATTTTCCCGTCAGCAATGGCTTGAGCATACATCATTGTATCTTCCGCGATGGACCCGACGCCAGGCTCAGGTGCCGTTGTAACCTCAAGCGCCCAGGGTTCGGCCAGTTTTCTTTTTGGCAGGTTGGCCAACAATGTTGTATGTGCTTGTCTGAGCCGTTGCTGTGTCCACCAATGCGTCTCATCCATGACGATAAAGGTTGTTCTGGCACCATCTCGCGCGTTTGGCGCTGCGGACAGGCTGACCGCCTTGCCGTCGCCGTTCCTGCGCATGATGCGCTCTATGCCAATGTCGAAGTCGTCACGAAGCGGACCCTCATCCAGAACGACACGCAGGGTTCCATATGCCAATTCGTCCGACTGTTCTTCGGTGTAGGCAACCAGCGGAATATACGGGTCTGTCACGCCGCCGCCAATCGGGTTGCCGTTTTTGTCAAATCCGACACATCGGACCGGCGCTTCCGGATGCAGTTCACAGGCGGCAATCCACGCGGCAAGCTCTGTTTTCGCCAAACCCTTGGCAAGACTCAGCCCGACGCGTTTGAATCGCCTTCTTCCGGCCAGTGTGTGGCCAGGCGGATAAACCTCGTACATGCGCCAGATGAGCGCGCGC